CTAGAGCGAAATGAATTACTTCGAACAGTTAAACGTTTAGGAAGAACAATATGGAAAAATTGGTCAGGCTATCATCGCAGAAGTCTGATAGAAACCAAGATGCATTGCATCAAATTATTAGGCGATAAACTCCGTGCGAGAAACTTTCAAAGCCAAGTCAATGAGATTCATGCACGTGTGGCCGTATTAAATAAATTTACAGATTTAGGTCGACCTCACACCCAAGTTGCCACTTAAATTTAGATAACTTGGAAGAAGTTTAGCTTTTGAATGTTTGTGCAACAAAGCCATATCTAGATCATTTTTATGAAGATCAATTTCTTTAAAGATTTTTACGAAGTCAAATGACATAAACAGCCTACATTTTTCCAAAATTTAATTATGTAAGAATAGATGTCCAATTACTTATTGATTTAGCTACCGTTAATAATTGCTTTTAAGTTTAAATGGGTGAGTTTTCCACATTGGGGAATTACGCCATTCCCCGAAAATACCCCGAATATTCCCCGAAAACAAAAAGCCCACTTTTTAAGTGGGCTTTAATGTGTTGAAATATCAACGAATTTTGGTAGGTATATCCAGACTCGAACTGGAGACCTCTACGATGTCAACGTAGTATCTTTGTAGTAAAAACAATAGCTTGTTTTAATATGGGATAATCTTGGTCTAAACGTGACTTTATCCACAAGTCTTAGAATCCTTGTGTAAGTCTATTTTATCACTGATTTAAAAATATCAAAGATAAAATTAAAGTACTCACTTGAGGGCTTCTACTTCTGGCCATACTTCACTCAATCGTTCAACATCAATTGCGTGCCCATCTGCTTTTTCTGCCATGCTTCGATATTCTGCTGTGCAAGCTTCGAGTAACTCACTGTTGGTAATGGTGTACTCAATGATGGTTTGACGGGGAGCTGAGGACAGACGTTTGTTTGCTTCGCTGAGTTGCTTTGACAACCCACTAGCAGCCAAGTCAGCACTACGAGCGGCAGCATTCGCATCTTGTATTTTTTTAATCGCATTTTGTTCTACCTCAATATATTTATCTGACCAGGCCTTTTCAGTGATAGCTTTTTGCTCTTTAGCTTTTGTGATTGCAGTTTCATAAGGGGCAATAGCTTCCGCGACACGCACATCACAATTCGCTTCTGCTTTATTCAGATCACCTGCCAGTGAATTGGATTGCCATGTTTGAAACACGGCATAAATCAAAAGCACAATTATTAAAGTCCAACGCTTGTTGTTCCAAATCAGTAAAAGAAATGACATCAGAATTCCTCCACTTCTAGCAAATCAACTGTTTGCCCAGCTAGTCCGTGATGACAATCAGATAAGAACTGAATTTTTCCATCCGTGACAAAAGAATGACATTGGCTAGGGTGGCCTTGATTCACCATTAAGCTTGGGCTAAATGTTGGTTTCTCTAAATCGCCATTGAAATCCCAACGAATTTTATGTTTTGGATCAACATGAAATGGATGCAAGGTTTTACAACCAGGACATTCAATAAAATAAATACCGTTAGACTCAAGAAGCAAATTGCTAACTTTTTTAAATTCACCCATCTACTGCGCTCCCATACATTTCGAGTGACGCTCAACTTGTCGAGTCCAAACGCCATAACAGTTATTGGATCGAACCGAGCAATCACGTTTGGCCACGTACTTCCACTTGAGTAATGAATCACAAGCCTGCTTATACTTTCCTGCTTTCAAATTGCGAAGCATGGAAGATTGATTCCAATTGGCTTGGCCAAAGTTGTAGGTGAAGTCGAGATATACGTCATACTCGACTTGAGACAACTTCACGCTCTGGAGAGACTTTCGAAATGGAATTTCGTCTTTGGCCACATGTGCTTTTGCCCATTCCAATGCGGTTTTGCGTGAAATTGGTGGATCAGACATTTTAATCTTGGTGCCATCAGGCTTGGTTGTTGATCCGATACCTTGAGTCACAACACCACCAGTGTCTTTGTAAGGAACCGACACATTTCCCTCTTTGCTTTCTAAATTCCAAAAAAAAGCAGCCGAAGCTGCTAATCCTATTGCCCAGTATTTCGTCTTATTCGACATTGCATTCACCCTTAGCTTTACTCAGCGCAATCTGATGTAGTTGTTCGGCACGTTTGTTTTCTTGGCGCTTGTAGTACCAATTAATCAAGAAGCTCATAAAGCTCACTAATAAGCCTGCAATCGCTACTAACAAACCAATCGCTGTGATTGGATCTAAACCCAATAACTTCCCCGACAAGCCAGCAATTGATCCCCCTACTGCTGTTTTGGTTGAAATTGATGTAACTGCAGCACTCGCTTCAGCAATTGCTTGCCCTGTTGTTTCAGACATTTCGCCCCCTAAATTTTGGTAATAAAAAAGCACCCGAAGGTGCCATAAAATTAAATCCCGTAACTCATCATATGATTATTAATGTCCAACTCCTCAGCTGATGTACATTCTCTAGCCACTCCTGCTATTTCATAAATATGACCATTAAAAAATACTGAATTACCTGCCCTTGAGCCTATATACATATTGTGAATGCCAAATCCAGCGTATGTTATACTTGCCTGAGATCCCAGAATATGAGCCCCATCAATATTCAAATCTACACCACATTTACCACTATTATTTATAAATATCTTTGAATATAGCGCATTAAATTTTGGTGCATTAAATAATGAACTTTCAGTGAAAGCGTAGACTCCAGACAGACCAGAGCTAGCTGCCATACCTAATGCTGTTGAGTATTTTCTCAATCCACTTGAAGCTGGCGCAAGAAAATTAAATGCACCAACCGTATATTCAAGTGTATTGGATCGTTCGATTAACATACCTGAAGCAGCATCCGATAATTTTTTTTGAGCAATGAATAACGAAAAATTAGTTGCAGATCCAAAATTTGTATTTGCAACTGTAAGGAAAGTTTTAACTCCATCGAATATCAGAGATACCCTCCCCAATGAATCAATACTTACTGTCGGTCTTTTACTAAAATCAGATTGCTGCAAATGCCATCCATTTCCGGACTTATCAATAATTCGTCCTACTTTTTGCCCCGAAGCTGTTACCGGAATTGTTCCCGCATCATCTTGAAATAAAGTTCTAATATCTTGGAAGTCATACCAGAATCCCTTTTCATTGTTGTTAAACAAATTTTGTATTGGGTTATCAATAGTATTTACGACAATTTCATTGCTAATTTTTTCAATACCCCTTCGAACAGCGCCAAAGCGCACATAGTAACGCTTATTGTCTTCTGCTGTCGTATCCACAAAAGTTAAACCATTAATATCAGTAACTGTTGGTTGTGGCATTGAATCAATATTCATTGGCGCATCAGAGCGATAGTAATTAACACTATGATAAAATCCATCAATTGCGTAAGTAAAATCTATTTCAATTGTCATCAAATATCTCTCACTGTGTACTGAATGTTATGCGGTGCACTAAAGAAAGTACTTAACTCAACAATATGATTAAAAAAATGGTAACTCTCATAACTATAACGCAGAGATTTCAATGTAATTTCAATTGTACGTGTATTTACATCCATCGCTGATGCTGCAAATGTGTATGTATTAAGCGTGGCTAAACTTAAGTTTTGTGTTCTTAACACGACCTCATTTTCATCACGCTCAATCAAGATCAACTGATAAGTCGTGCCAGATTCAATTATCACACTATCATCAAACCAGCCCAGGATATTCCCGCCAGTTTGCTGAACTCTGTTTCGATCAACCCAAGTTAAAATCAAATCAGTTTCAATATCTTGCGGATAATATTCACCATTGATTTTGACATTGGCAGGCGGATAAGGTCGGTTAGCTAATCCCACCATTTCGATTGCATGTACCGTTGCTGATCCAAGCGCAAGCTGTGCCGATCCCGTCTTAGTGAGTGCCTTCACATTGAGCGATTCACCCGCAAAGTAATCCGTCTCATCCAGTGCAATATAGTCATCGCAGAATAAGATCATAGAACCTGCAGCATGATCCTGCGGAACGGTATAGTTCACCCCACGTTTGACCGTAATTTCAGTTTCATTGATGGCGGTCACCGCCATATGCTCATCATTGACCAAGATCCATTTACCCAGCTCAATTTCTTCTAAATCCTCTACTTTGCGAATAGCGAATGTAGATTCCATTTTCCCTATGGCCTGCGCTAATTCTGCACTTGGGCAATAATCCAACGTTGCTTTAGATGCATAACCTGAACCTGAATCCACATAGATCTCAGCCGACATCGCGTTTTGTTGACCACGTGGGGCCACCACAGCAACGCGTGACAGCGTAGGCTCATCTGCAAGATCAGCATTCACTTCTGACTCAGTGGTAAATTGCACTGCATCATAGTATTGAAGCTCAAGTACACGGACATAAGGGTTATCAAGCGGTGCTTGATTGGCTGGGTTCTCATACGGTGGTACATAAGGCACTACAGAGTTCATCGGGGTACTAAACACATCCTCAATAGCTTCAATCGTTGCTCCAAAGTTGTGGTCATCCCCATAGTCAATCGAATTGACGCGCATCACCGCCCCATCCACGCCATGTGCTGCCCAATTCCACTGAAAGGCATTACCCTCTTTCAACTGCAATGCAGTGTCAGGATAAACATTGTTGAGTGTGACGATTTTTAAAGGACTAGAAAGTGCTTTTAAGTCACGCTCAGCAGCTGTATAAGCAGTCTTGGCATTGGTAAAACCGTCATAAGTCACTGACTTATTCACCAAGCCATTTTGGGCAATACGTGCAGGATCTTGTGCTGTCACTGTGGCATCTTTGCCTGTTTCTTTCTCCCAATAGGTCACGGTGATCTGATTGATTTGCTCTGCTGCAGTACGGATTTCATAATCGGAAATCTTGCCAACATTCGATTCGTCAAGGATCAGTAAGTCACCTGCAACATAGTCATCACGAATCAGGGTGAGTACCCACTTATTGGTGCGACTATCGACCGTACACACCGCATCGATGTGCTCACAGATCAAGTCGATGATTTTCTCAATCTCTCCTTCATCATCAAATACGATTGACATATACATGTCTTCTTGATTGAGCACCGCCCAGGCATTTAAAAAGCTGTCTTTATCCAGCATGTCCTCTGGTTGCCCCATCCCCCAAGCCGTGTTGGTGATGCAGGTCCACAGCATATCCGCTGGATTCATATCAGGCTCACCTGAACGAACCCCAAACCATGACTCAAGGTTGAAAACAGTTTCAGCATCATCGGTAATCGCCCAAGGTACATAGGCGCCTAAATCCACATTGTCCTCAGGCGTGTTATCGGCTTGCATCAACAGATTATTCAAAGCGATAAAGTCAAAGTCAGCACGGGATACGGTATGGGTTTGATGGACGGCTGTGTTATGAAACATGGCTTGAAACTGCACAATCACCTCTGGTGTGACATCACGACCATCATGCATCGGCACAAAGATTCGACGACTGTTCTCAGTTTGATGTGTGTTTAAAAAGCTCTCTGCATTGCTAATCATGCTCGAAATAGAAATGCCTCCAACTTGTTGCTTCGCTTCGATCCATGCCACAGCATCAGGTGCATCTGTTTCTTGGAAGTTGAGATAGTCTTTAACATGAAGCCCGCTATCAAAGAACATCAGGCGAATGTTGACCCGAGAACCATCATAAACAGCAACCATATCAGCAATCAGATACATTAAGCGCGCAACACCAGAGGTAAAAATCTTAAACACTTCTGGTGTCATAGACATTGAGCTGTCCATCGCAATCACAATGTTGGTCACGCCATCAATAAACGTCGGCTTAATTCCATTCACATATGAAAGTCGGAATTTCCAATCCTTCATATAATTGGATGTGCCAATGTATCCTTGCTTCCACACAAATGAACAAACACCGCGTGAAGCAGGGACATTGCCCACACCCAGTTTTTGCTCTAAATAAGGATCTGGCATTTGGTTTTGCGAACCCGAATAATAATTAAAATTACCGGTTACTCCGCCACCACCACCAACATCTGTGCCACCAAATAAATTTTGCTGTGCAATACGGCTTGAGCCATTGCCCATCCCGCCATACCAGGCTTCTTTATCTTCTACCCAAATGCGACGAAGAAAGCACCCTGCATGGGCAAGAACGGCTTGCCAACCTGCATAGTATTTATGTGCGTATGTCTGTTTTTTTCCACCGCTCATTGTGTTCTTCCTGTGCAATCTCAACGACTTTTAAAGCCATGGCATCTTGTGTATCAATCAGCTTTTGGGCATCAATCCCATTGGCCAAGAAATCTGGCCAGTCCCAATGATGGGCATCAAAAAAGGGCTTAACGCCCTCTTTTCTGCAATACTTCGCAGCCCGAATATGTCGAATATAAACTTTCATTTTTTCAGCGCCACCGCCTTTTGATCCCCAAAATAGGTATAGGTTGGCGCAACATCACGTGAACCGAGCACCACCTTGATCGGTGTCCCATATTCAACGCTGGGTGCTTCAACCTCACCCGCCACTGTCCGCGTCTTCTGATTCTTGATCATCATCAACGACACTGCGACCGATACAATCATGGTCACAACAGCAAAAATAATCTGAGGCCACATATCACACCACCTGTCTGACTAATGGGTTATCACCCGGAACAAAAGGAAAACCGCCATAATTTGGCAGATTGGCATAGGCCTTACATGCATCAGGTGTTTTTAAGCACCCAGGATAAAGCGTCACATAAGGGACCGCCTCTTCAACGGCGCGAAGTTCAGCTTCAGCAATCGGGATTGCATCGGCCGCTGCATTTTTTTCGGTTTCAGCCAGTGCAAGTGCATCGACTAGGTCCTGATAATTTGGATCTTCTGGTACCGCATTATTCAATGCCTCAAGCGCTTGATCATAGGCCGTTTGTTTAAGCATCAATGCAGCTTGAGCATCTGCCAATGCTTGAGTTTTTAAGGCAATATCATCCATTAATGCCGTGTATTCAGCATCGCTTAGTGCAATGTTGCTAAACGAATCAAAGCGACGCTTTAAAACAAGCTGATTGCCCTTGCTGGTATCAATGGTAATCAATACCCCGCTTGGATCTTCAATCATGCCAATCAGAAAGTAATTATCTGCATAGGCTTCTAGGCCGCGTAGCTCCATGTTCAGTTTATCCACGCTTTTGATGGTGGTCTTCACCGCATAATTTGCCTTGGCCAAACGACAATCTTGATCAAACAATCGATAAGGGCATGTGGCTTGAATCTTTCGAGTCACCGCATTACGCCCCACCTTGGTATATTCCGTCTCAAATTGAAGTTTGATGCCTTCATCATGCGGTTTGACTTTGGTCAAGCGCCCCGACCAAAACTGTCTAAACTCAACCCCTTCATAACTGAACATTTGAACTGTGGTGATTTCTTCAAGTTCAGATCGGGAAAGGTTCTGTGCAAACACCGAAAGCAATGAAAACTCTATTTCCATGGTCTGCTTTTCTAAATCTCGTCCAGACTTGTGCGAACCACGTTTAATCACGTGCGGCTCATACACCACACCTGCATGCTCTATAAAGGCATCTCCATTGGTATACGCTCGTTGTACATTGCCTGTTTGGAAGAGATAGAGCTCCCGCTTGGCAATGGTTGATTGCCCATTACCGAGCAATCGAGTAAAAAATTTCATCATGGCTCAATTTCCAAAATGGCGACTGAAGACTCAGTGATGCCTGCACCTTTATATTGAATATCCACTGAATCGTTATTGAGCCGATGAAGACCTAAATAGCTAATCATTCGAATATCCACAGCAGCTTTATTGAGTGCCGGTGTAATGGTAAGTCTCAGTGTGTTACTGGTTTGCACTGCATTTGAAATGCTATGTGCAGTCCAATTGCCTGACTTGTCTTGAATAGCGATATGCTTTCGATTCGAGGCATATTCCTGGTACTGATTCAACTCAACGTCAATCACAGTTGAAATCGCGCCTGTACTTTTGACATAAAAGTTGCGCTCAAATGTTGGCAACCAAAATGCGCGATATTGCCCCAGTCTGCGAAATAGAAACTGTCGATATTCAAACAAGGCTTGCTGACCTTTCATCACTGATCGCATCGGTTTGCCGTAACGGGCATGTAGCCAGTTGCTATGCTGATCAATCGGCCCTAAACCAAAATCAACTACAGTCTGGTGCTGAAGTACGGTTACATTTAACGCATCTCCCTCAAGCAATAAGCGCTTAAAGTAAATGTCATGTCCAAGAAACTGCGCGGGTACAGGCGCTTGCAGATACGGTGCATCCATCACCTGAAACTGAAGGCTTGGTTGGCCATAAACTGCATTAATAGGTGCCGATACATCACCCAAAATAAAGCCCACTCGAAGTGGGCATATTGTGAAGCTTTGCAAGGTGATCGGCTCATACAGTTTTAAACCATTGGCTAGTACCTCTTTGATTTCAACAACGGATAGACCATCTTTATGCTTAAGCAATGCTAAGGAATCGTTTCGGTAATCATAAATTGAAGTTTCACATTCAATAAAATCACCATCCACGCTACCAATACGCTGCCACTCTACATCAACAGGAATGGCCCACAGTTTACGTAAACCACCCCACAATACATTGAAGTTCTGCGCCAAGGCTTGACGTGCCACCACATAATCAATATTCAAAACTTGAGATGCGGTTTCACGTAAGGCTTTTCGTTTCTCAGTGCCATTGTGTGAACTGTTGACGTAAGTTTGAAAACCTAGACTTTCAGACGATCCCACAAGCGTGCACTGGTCCAGTAAAACCAATTCACCAAAAAGTGTAGTTTGGATTTTCATGATACTCCTAGTGCACGCTTAAACTCAGATGGACTTGCTTTGATTTGATTAAGGATAATCTGACCACCAGCACTACCGCGCATATAATTACCCACCAGATCATCCTGTTCGATTTGATTAATGATAGTAAATCCTTGCGTGCTAGATGAAGATTGCTGCGGCTGACTTGCTAAATAGTTAGTCAAATCTTTATTTTGCTGTGGATTCAACACACGCTCACCACCATCCAACAACCATGTTCCTTCTTTCGGAATATTATCTATACCGTCGTGGGCCATACCAACAGGACTCATTGCTGACACAGCGGCTTGCAGAAGACCTGTTTCCATTGTTGCCATTGCGACCGCTGGCAAGTTGTATGGAAATGCCGCAGAAGCCCACGCTTTAGCAATTGAGTCATAGCTGGACATTGCAACCGAAAATACTGTAAATCCTTTTTGTGCTAATGCTAAGTCACGATAAGCCCAGTCATTTGTATCCACAAGGTTCATCATTAATCCAGCAAAGTCAGCAGCGTAAGCACCTCCATGTGTTAATTGAACCTCCCTTCTTTTACGTTGATACTCCTGTTCAGTAATCAGCATTTGATCACGGGCTTGTTGAAGTAGATCAATATCCTGTTGGTAAGGTGATTCTTCCACACCAAAGCGGTCTTGATAATCACCCCAAACCTGCTCACGCTCTGAGTTTTCTTCCACTCCCTGCTGAATATTCGCCTGCTTTACCAGCGCATTTTTCATCTCTGGTGAGTATTCTGCAGTATTAAGAATTTCTTCACGCACCAATGCATAGTATTCACGAGCGTAGTCGCCTGCGGTCATCCAAGTTCGTTTGATTTCTAACAAGGATTTATCTTGCGAAATACGCACAGATGTTTGCTCAATTTTAGACTGAGCATCTAAAGCATCTTTCTTTAATTTACGCTCAGTATCCAACAAGCCTTTAGTTGCATCAATAGATAACTTATCAATAGCTAACTGCGCTTGTAGCTTTTCACGCTCAGTCATCTGATGCTGATTCAATTCGTAATCTAATTCAGTCGCATAGAGTTTTTTTCTCGCCTCAGCAATTTCTTTGGCATCATTAATCATCCTGCTTTTTGATGCACTTTTTAAAGACGACCCCGCAATTCGATTAATCTCTTCGCTTAAATCTGTCTCAATTCGATTGAATTCGCTGCCGTATTCGTAAATAAGTCTGCGAGCATCCTCTAACGCCCTGCTTTGATCGCGCAGGGCGCTTGTGTTTTGTCGTGTTGCTTTCGCTGCTTCGTTTTGTTTTGCAGCCAACTCAGATAAACCAGAGTTGGCATTTCCAACATTTTGGTTAAGCTCTCGAATGCCGCGCAATTGCTTGGATTGCTCAGACGATCCAGAATTCCACATCTTATCAAGACGATTTGCTGCGCCCATTACCGTCTGGTGCATGTCTGTTTTAATTTCAGAAGTAAGTGCTGCGATTTCGCCACGTGCTTCATAGGCTGCTTTTGCCAATCCGATTGGATTCATTTCATACCAATCGGTTTCGCTCCAAATAGCACCACCAATTGCCGCCATGCCGCCAAGTGCTTTACCGACTAATTGAATGGCTGTTACCGCACCAATCGCAGTTGCAGCAACACCTTTCAATATTTTAGCAACACCATTGGCAACCTCGGTAAATTGCAATCCTTGCTCAGATCCGCCAAAAAATGCTTCTGCAATATCCACGAACGCAGGTATTACTGCCTGCATAAGTTGGTTTTTTGCCCCTTGCATCTGTAGGTCAAGCATGTAAACTTGATCTTTTAGTGTTTTAGCAGCCTCAATAGTTTCATCTGTCATGATAATGCCAGCGCGTTCTGCCATATCACCGTATAAGCGCATCCCCTCACCGCCATTTACCAGCAGCGGTATTAGGTCAGTCATGTCAGATGCCATGCTTTCTAGATAGAAAGACATTTGTTCTTGTGTGACACCTGCTTCTTCCAACTTGTTCACATACAACTGCAGCGCTTCGGGTCCCGACAATTTCTGCATGTCTAAGATTAATTTTTTTGCAGCTTCGGAAGTCCCCTCAGTCTTCATTGCAATTTGCTCAAAGAAATCTACACCACCACCAGCGCCGACTGCGGTTAGTTCTCCAAGCTTTTCGTTGAAGTCTTTCATCATGTCAGAAAGCTTGTCACCTTCGATGCCAAAAGCGGCGGCCCCTACAGCCATTTTTTGAAATTCTTGCGTTGTGGTATTTGCACGTAAAGCAAATCGCTCTAACTCAGCTGCTTGGTTTGCCGTTTGTAGCGCCATGCCCGCCAGTGCTGTTGCACCACTTGCTGCAATTCCAATTATTGCAGTACCGTAAGTATTTACATGCTTTCGCATGTTTTCAAAACTCAGTTTTGATTGTTTCTCTGCATCCTTGATTGGTCCTGTAAAATTACCAATCTTAGCGATTAAATCTAACGTTAATGTTCCAAGTTTGGTGCTCATACAAAACTCCAAGCAATAAAAAACCGCCTTTCGGCGGTTAGTCTTTTTGGTTTATCTAAAGGTTCTTCTCAAACTCAAGTATGCATCCCCTGATCGATGCATCTTTAAACTTGATTACTGCATTTTGTTTATCGGCAGCACTTTTGAACAATGGCTCCTTGAAAGCATCAACCACGGCAGCCTTTGCGACTTTGTTTAGAGCTTCATTACCAAGATCAATTTGGTACATTTCTTCGAACTTTTTACCATTTTGTCTATGCTTCATAGCAACTTCAGCGAAAGAAGATATATTGACGCAATAATCAATATCTTCTTGGCTCACGCTTCTTTTTGTTTTATCAATATCGAATTGTTCGGAGTAACTGCCACCAGAAAGCATTTTTGTCAGATCATTTATTCGCCGCTCAGAATCATCAGCATGTGCAAATCCAGCAATCAGCATAGTTAAAATTAATAATTTTTTCATTGGAACTATTTCTCTAGATCAGGGTTATTTTCTACTAACAACTCAAACAATAAGTCGGGGTCGTCAATAATTTCATCCAAAGACTTGCCTGTCTCTAGCAATTCTGTAATAGCTTTATTCAATTCAGTTTTGCTAGGCTTTTTAATATCAAAAGCATCCAGCTCGTCCCTATCACTCCAAAATTCGTAAATTTCATTTCTTAAATTTATCTCTTCAGAGTATGAAGCCCATTTACTATAAAGAGCTGGATCACTTTTTTTAATCTCTTTAATGTATTTATCTAAATAGTTATCAAAACTAAAAAAAGTTACATCATTACTAGGTTTTAAATCGAGTATTTTTAGTTGCTGCTTTTGTTGGCTTGTTAATGGGATACCTTTTAATTTTTCATCAGCATCCTCAAATGAAATGTCAGATATACAGTATTTTAATTTTGAATATTCAGGCATATCCAATTTCACACCAAAATTCCCGATACTATTACCCCTTTTCCAACCGCCGACAATTGCAGCCCTAATAAAAATAAAGCTATCTACTTCTATTCCATTATTTTTTAAAGCATTTGTAAACGTCTTGGCATCCGACCTTGATAAATACGCTACGACCATTCCTTTTATTCTTACCACAACAGCGTTAGGATCATGGCGATTGTTTGGCTCTCTTTGTAAACATGCGACCTCTTCCATGAATTTACTTTTTTCATTTTTTGACCCACAAAGAGTGCTTAAATTATTTTGGTAGTTACTTTCGCCAACCACATCAAAATCATACATACGCCCCCAAGCGAAGAAAACCTTAGAGCGTGTAGCTTTATTTTGAATTGGCTGCTCCTTTCTATTTTGAATATTTTGCTCCAAAGTAGGTATTGGTGGTATTTTGTTTGTGGCTTTAGGTATTGGTACCGATTCTTGCTGACCACTTGTATTGGCGTTACCTTTTAATTCAGTAGTTGAAGTATTTTTAAGGTTATTCCCACTGAAAACTAACCATGCGATAAAACAACAGAATAATAGTCCAATTATAATTATTTCCCACATACCCTGCCCCAAATATATAATTTAGAACAAGATACTGATTATTAGGATAAAAAGAAACCCACCGAAGTGGGTTGCATTTTTAAACACTAATTTCTTTTAGAAGTTATAACGCAAACCAGCACGGTAGGTTGTGCCATTCACATCAAGCTCGCTAAGCTTTCCAGCGTCATAACACTCGCCATCTAAGCAAGCTTCAGCTTGTTGGTTGTATAACCACTTATAACCAAGGCCGCCATACAGTGCAAAATTAGGTGTGAATTTATAGCCAACCTCTACTCCAACAGGAATAGTCAAATACTCAAGGTCAACTGAGTCACCTTCGCTAGATCCATCAACCCACGCATAACCTAGGCCAGCAGTACCATTGATGTAGACATTTTTCTCATCATAGAAATTGTAAACACCACCTAAAGAAAACTCTTTAAGTTTAAGTTCATCTTTCTGCTGTTCGTATTTAGCAAAAACACCACCTTTTTCATTTAAGAAATAAGTAGCACCAAGCTCCCAACCTTTAAAACGCAGTTTTACATCACCTTCATCAATCATACTTCCAGTATAGCCACCGTTTAACGACACGTTTTTCAGTGGCGAGTATGTAGTATGAGATTGCGAAGCTTGGACTGGAGCGCCAAGTGGAGCTGGCTGACCATACTTAACCGGTAATGGACTATTTGCAAAAGTTGCAGATGAAGCAGCGGCAATTGTTAGTGCTAATAATGTATTTTTCATGTAACCCCCTTAGAATTATGGGAGATAAAATACTCATTTTTTAACAAAAAGTCCACATTGTAAAAAGAAATCAACCTAAGTCGATTCCTTACTCGCCACCGTATGCCTGCATCATGTATTCCTCAAGCGACATTTCCTGTGGTTGATCTTCGTGCGGCATAAATGACTGTGCTTTCACATCCTTAGCGCCTTTTGAGCTCAAGTATGTAGCCATTAGATTCCCAATGGCTTGTTCAATGCGACGACCAATAAAAAGCGAGCCTCGTTTTCTTCGATAGACTCGCCACTTTGCCAATTCAGAAACACTAATGTTTCTCTTGGCTTCTTCTATTGTGCATCCGCCGATTCCGTTGACGACGAGTTCGCACCAGAATTCATCTTCTTCAAATGTTTCATCTGCTGCTTTCCCACAAAGTCGTTCACATCATCGCTAGCACGATGCAATGCATCCATAATTTGCGGTGCTGATTTTCCAACTTCATCAAGACTGGCAAATAGCGGCTGTTGCGTGTCTTTATTGTAGATCGTTGCAAGGATGCGCATCTTTACCAAGTCAGCCATGAGTAGCTTGTCAAGGTTTTTGCCACGTGTGATGCCTACGGATTCATCATAGCTAAGGCGCTTAACAAGCACATCAGATGAAAAATCCTCTCCATCAATTGTGAATTCGATCTGCTTTTCAACAAGTTGCACAGTGCTTCCTGTTGAAAAGCTTAAAACGTCTACTTTCTTCATTATGGAGTCACCACGCGTGGAGTTGTTATAACTGCTGAAGTACGAACAAGAGTGAACGTATAGCCAACCAATGCATCTTGCTCAATTGTTGGTGCAGCTGGGTTGATATAACCCTCAAATGACCACCAAATACGATCTTCTGGCAAGTCGATACCAGCAACAGTCTCATAAGTTGGTGCTGTTTTTGAATGACTTGAACCTACATGCCACTTCACCTTTTCACCTGAATCAGCAAGCTCAATTAGTTTCAAATGGCTTGTGTTTGTATCATCAAGATCAATTTGAATAGAGCCTTCACCTGGATCGCGAAGACCGCGATCATAATCTTTAGTGTCCGAATCTAGGCAGGTTGAATCAATCTTTGAGAACGAATCCTCACCGAATGAAAACGCTTTAGGGCAAGTGAAACGAACCACTGCGCCATCGACTACCGCAAATACTTGTGTACCTTGCGCTTTAACATGTGCCATGAGTAGCTACTCCTCAATTTTAGACATAAAAAAAGCACCCAGTTGGGTGCTATGTGGAAAATTCTATTTATCGATCTACAAACCAATTCGAATCAAAACCGGTTCGATACATCTTGCTATCTGGGTCGCGCTCATTTCCTCTTAGGCCAGTCACAGTGCACGAATTATCAAGCTCAAAAGCTCTACGAACCGCTTCACGAATATTTCGCAGGTCATCCGCATTCGTTGTATAGATATCAACTTGGATCGTCACATGATCGATGTTTGCCGGACAATCTAAATGATTTTGCGGAATACCAGAGATATCCTGCCAGACCAGGTACGGCGGCTTTGGTTTATCTGGTGCAAGACCAAATTCAAATGCACGTAAAATCCCGCCAGATTCCAGATAAGACTTAACTTCATCACTCGCATTAAGTAATGGGAAAATAGGTGCTGTCATGAAATTTTACCCTTTGCAATCGCCACCTCAATTGATTTCATAAATGTTTTTGCAAATTCATCGGTGACTTTCTGAATGTTTTCAGATAAAGCTGGACGCATAAACGGCGTTGCAGGAATTTTACTTGTGCCAAATTCAATATAACGCCAGTAGACTGTTTCACCACCTGGTAAAGCAGCCAGCTTAGCCCGATCCGATTTGGCATTTACTGCAGCACCTCCTCGAATACCAACACGCATGCGAATGGTTGAAAGAGATCTCGTTTTTCCAGCTCGAATGGTAATGTTTTTCTGGATATCTTCCCGAGTTGCAGGATCATCAATATAAGCGGCACCTATCTTTGCCGAGAGCTCAACAATTTTCATTGCTTTACGGGCAGCCGCCATACCCTTGGATCTAACCTTCTTGATGTCTTTCAGCTCAGCTATTTTCTTATTGAACTCATCCAAGCCTTCAATATTTAACTCGACTGATGCCATTCTGATTCACCTTCTGCAAGATTGAGTGTCAACCACTCAAGACCGCTTTCATTGTCTGGTACCGGATCACCGTCAATCTTCCAGTACTTATCCCGGAAATATAGACGCATGGTTGAATCAATCTGACTTGCCTTTGAGCTGTAACGAATGCGACAACGTGCGGTCATGCTTGAATCAATTGCCTGAGCTTGCAGCTGGTCGCGGGTAGATAAAGCCTCATGCTTTCCCCAGACTGTACAAAACTCTGTCCAGGCTTGAGTAATACGACCTGTGGTTTTGTCTTGGGTTTCGGTAAAGGCTTCAATACAAATGCGGTGTCTTAAAGGACCTGCTCTCATCTATACCCCCAGATCTAAACGGTATGGATCAAGCAGCCACAAAGCGCCTTTCGGCAACTCATTTACCGTGGTGCTGGTTTCATCTTCACGATTTTCATAAAGGCTACCTAAGATCAGTAAAACAGCAGCTTCAATAGATGGATTGATAACAATGCCCTGCATGGCCATTTTGGTATTGCGCTGAGCTTCTTTTTTAAGGTTTTTAGCCGCAGATAACAGCATATTTCTTGAGACTGGATCTGCAACAAGATTAGCTGCATCGCAACTCTCTTTATATTTCAGAAGCTCATAATTTAGCTGGTCCAAAGTGAGAGAAATCGCCTCTGTCCATGCAGCTGAAGTGGCATAAAAAAAGCGGTTCAAATATTGAGCCGCTTTATCTTCTGCCGAATTCAACTTGGCCAGGATATCACCGCCAGTATCTTCATCTACTCGCAAATGAACCATAGCTTTTTCAATGTTAATAACTGGCATGATATGACCTTACTTTGTTTTAGTTTCTTTAGCTTTTTCTTCTGCAGCAGCTTTGGCCTTAGCCTTTTCTTCTACCTTTAACTTTTCCTCTTCAGCTTTCGCCTCAGCCTCGGCTTTTGCCTTAGCTTCTGCGTCCGCTTTGGCCTTAGCCTCTTTATCGGCTGCGGCTTTGGCTTTCTTTTCCGCATCAGCTTTAGCTTTATCAGCTACCGCTTGTTCAGGATCAATCGCTAATTTTTTCTTGATGAGTTCACCGGCCGTAATATCTGGAATCTCAGCCTCATCACCTTTGACGTAAACCTTATTTCCAAGCATTGCAGCATCTAAGAATTTAATTTTCATGTTCTAAACTCCAAGGTGAAAGGGCCGACTGGCCCCTTCGGGATTTTAATTAAGGTGCTGGTACAGGGAATGCACCTTTTACGAATGCTTCAGGGCGATACACAGCCAATGCCAGACGCTCTTCACAACGAATCGAGATCATGTTCTTCTCGAAGTCATCAGCATTTTCGGTTGAAATCACCACGTTTGCATCTTCACGGTCAAAGATTTGAGCTGCGTCCGCGAAACTACCGGTAAGGAAGTTTCCAACCATTGCAGCATGATTTGTGTCTGCTACCGGCAAGCCCCATAGGCTTGGCGTATTAGGTGAGAATGGGTTGGTAAACAAGTATGCACCGGTGGTGTCTTTCTGTAATTCAATTGCAGTCCAATCATTCATATGCATCACATGACCTGTTGCAAATACATCTGCCAAAGCAGCTTGCAGCATGGCCAAACGCATAGTATCTACGCGAGTCGGTGATGCAATCGTAATTGGAGCTGAATAGGCGGTTGCCTGAGTATAAATACCATGCAGGTTGTTACCAGTGCCTGAACCAAATAACAGTTGCGCATCTTCAACACGCTTAAGGCCATTAAGCAAACGACCATTGATAAAGCTTTGTAACTGAGGCAAGTCATCAAGGATCTGCTTAGATGCTTTCAGCATGTGAGCAATCGTTTTCACACCTTCCAGCACTTCTTCGAATGTTAATTCTGAATATGGCTTGGTGGTGTTTTCAGCTACTGGTGCAGCGTTATTGGTAAATCCAGTTTCACGTAAGTAAGCAATCGCATTACTGGCCGTTTGACCTGGAGCTAATAGGTCACGGATGGTCACGCGCTGATTTGGCGCAGTCACAATACGAGTCGAACCATCAACAGGGTTTACTGCAAATGATGTCAGTGCATTACGAGGAACAGCCACACTGATACGTTTTCCGGAAGTTGCATTGCTTGCAAACGAAATAATTTGCTCATCTTTTACAGCAAGATCACCAGCACGAGCATCTACTTGTGCACCTGGATTACCAGTGCCACCACGTGCAAATAATTGCTCAGCTTCGCCCAACTTCACCTGTAGGTCATTCTGGGCTTGGCGCAGATTATTTAGGTCTGTAAGTGCTTGATCCACTGCTGCTTTAGTTTCGGTAGACAATTCACCAGCTTTTTTTGCTTCATTCAAAGCATTTTCAGCCATAGGTTGAACTTTTTCAGTTAGATTCTTTAAGCCTGCGTTTACGTCTTTAAGGGCCTGAGCTGTTTGGTCTTTAGTTTGATCAGTCATGATTTTTCATCTCTCAAAAATAAGAAAACCGCCATAGAGGCGGTCATAAAATTGCTATCAGGTTTTAAGTGCTAAATTTCTCAGTAGCGTTACGCATACTTTGAAGAACACTTTCGAGTACATCATTGCTAGCGCTTGGCGTAGCTTGGTTGGTAGCGCTAGGCGTACCCTTTAAATCTTGAATAAGTTCCCGTCGTGAGCTTCGAGACATTCCTGCTTTGGCAAGCAAGATATCTGCTTTATGGGCAGCGACTTTCTCTTTAGTGAAATTCTTTGTGTCTTCAACAACCACATCGGATGGCAGGAAAGCATCGGCAAAGCCACTATCAATAGCATCACGCCCATTGATCCAGCGCTCTTTATCCATATCGGCTTTAAGCTCATCCATGCTCAGTCCGGATCGCACGTGATAAATATCAGCAATCGTGTCATCGATCTGCTCAAGGAAATCTGCAGTTTCACGCAAGTCGTTGCGATTCCCCCAAAGTCCGGTCCAGGCATTGTGAATCATAAAGAAACCAGCACGGGCAATCTGAATCTCATCAGCAGCCATGGCAATAAATGATGCTGCTGAAGCTGCCACCCCTAAAACACGCACAGTCACATGACCTTTGTATTCGCGAAGCAGGTTGTAAATAGCCAGACCTTCAAATACATCCCCACCTGGTGAATTGATATTAACTACAACATCAGCCCCATCGAGTGAACGCAATGCAGCACTGATCCGCTTAGCGGTTACACCAGAATCATCCCAGTAGTCATAACCAATCGGATCATAAATACCAATCGTGTTGTCATTTTCATCTGATGCTTTAATTGCAGGATTCCAACGATCAAAAGCTAACGGCGAAACACCACCTTTTTCTTTTGCATTAAAATTAGCGACTGGCAGCAGGTTTCGTTTGCTCATTATTATCACCTTTGTAATTGGTCCCTACTTGATCAAGCGGAATTAATGCCGATTGAATTGTATAAATTTCCCCACCCGCAATAGGCGCTTCGTTTTCTTTGCGTCTGACCTCATTTCGGTTATACCAACCATTGTTGAGTGCAGATGCATAATATTCAGCACGGCCTTTTGAATCTGCCCGCAATAAGCCTTCCACACCAAACTCAACGTAATAGGTTTCAAACTCTGCAGCACCAATCAGGCACCGTGAAATTTCCTGTTCAATATTGACCAGTAATGGACGCAAGGTATTGGTCAGGAATTGCATGTTCATACCTTCAACACTTGAAGCCCATGAACTTTGTTTATCCAAATGTCCAACCATGAAAGGTGGCACCCGGAACCAGCGGCAAATTTCCTCAATTTCAAATGTCCGGGTCTCTAACATCTGAGCTGCTTCGGGATTCATGGTGATACCGTGGTATTGCATACCGTTTTCAAGCACCATCATTTTTCCGGCATTCTTGGATCCCATGAATTTATTCATGTTATCTCTGAGTGATTCACGCTGATCCGGTGTTAATTTCCCTTGAGCAGATAAAAGACCTGATGTCTGCAACCCATTTTCAAAGAACTTGGCCGCAGCTTCTTCAGCAGCCTGTGCAGCCCCAATAGTTTCACGCGCTTTCTGGACCTTAAATAAGCCCATCACCCCATCGATACCAAAACCACGAACATGCATCATGTTTTTTTCAGTGATTTCACGCTTAACACTGCTTTCGGTGTAAGTATATTTCAGCATTCCATTGGTCTTGTTTCTGGTCACCACCATGTTTTGTGGTAGCAATGGATTCAATGAAATAATCCGGCCTGATGCACTGCGAATAATTTCAATATATGAGTTTCCCCATAAACAGATACTGGCCACAATCATCAGCATGAACCGGCTTGGCGTCATTTCATAGTTTGGTGACCGGCACAAAAGATTGTAGAGCGGATGCTTAACTGCAACATCCCGGCTACCGTCCGCTTTTCGCTGATAAATCTTAAGAGGCAGCGTTGATACTGTTTCTGAAATCAAACTTACACATGAAAAAACGGCGCTCAATTGAAGCGCCGAATCTACAGTTACGTGCTTGCCACTCGATGTGGCCAATAATGCCCTTAATAATTCAGGCTCCAGACTCAGATGCCCATCAAGCCCAAGGAAGCGCAAAGCTGCTTGAGCAAACCGACCCGGCTTCTTTGTACTCATTAAACACCTACCATAATTGGATCATCATAAAATTCATCACCTGTAGGTTCCCCTGCAAGCACCATTGCCCGACTGATGCCCATTAATAACGCTACAGCACCATCGATTTTCTTAAACTTCTTTTCCTTATCTGGGAACTCGGTTTCATTTTTTCCTGTTTTAGAAATAACGTTGCCGATCATCCAACTAAGAATTGGATTTCCATCATGATGAAAACGACCTGCAGCAATAGCAGCTTCTAGCTCCTTCATTGCTGGTGAGAATGTCTTTGTAGTTTTGGGCATCTTGATTGAGGTATATCCGGCATCATCCACAGTTTTAGCAATCTGGAAGCCGCCCCACTCATCGTAAGGAACCTCAGTCAAAGACACTTGCTGAGCATCTTCGATTAATTCCTTTGCAATTTGATTCAGGTCATTCTCATAGCCATCACATACATTCAGCAGGCCTTTGTTGAACCACTTCTGGTACCGCTCAACCACCTGCTTTTCATCACCGCTATAAACCGTGTCTTCAGGTAAATAGAACTGCGGATCTATACAGTAGTAATGCAGTCGACCATCATCTTCTATTCGGTAAAACAGGTTGATACGTGCCGCAATATCAATTTTTGATGATAAATCCACACACATCATGCACGGCGTTGCTTCAAAGTCATCAATATTTAGGTCTGGATTACCGCAGGCCTTCCACTTTTCCATGTTAAAAAATGCAGATTTTGCAGATACCCAAACGTTTAAATGTTTAGTTTTAAAAGCGCCTTGCTTTGATGCATTCTGAATTGCCCGGCGTTGCTGAGATTCTAGGTAGTCCGAATAAACAGAAACCCCATAATTGGGGTTTGCTTTGGCTAATACTGCCGGATCTGTCCAGTCATCCCCCTCATCAATGGTCCATATCCAGCCAAACAGCTCATCATCTGGCACAGTATCCAGAAGCATTTCCTGCACACGTGCACGTAAATCATAACAAGGACCTTCAATATTGAAACCAGCTGTTGTGATTGTGAAAATCATAGGCTGTCGACGTGCACCCATACCGGTCTGCATGGTGTCATACAGCGCAGATGTTGGATGCTCATGGAATTCATCGACTACAGCACAATGCGGTGACTGGCCATCAGGCGGATCACCAATGATAGGCTCAAAGATAGAACCTTCATCTGGAATCTCTAAGCTACCTGCATTAATCAGTACGCCAGCTGCTTCAATGAAGTCTGGCGAACGTACCGCCATTAAGCGTGCAGGTTTAAAAACTTCCCAAGCCTGTTTCTCGGTAGTAGCACCAGCATAAACCTCTGAACCAAATTCACCATCATTGGCAAACATGTTAAGAGCCACACCAGCAGCAATTGCAGACTTACCATTTTTACGTGGCACCTCCCAATAGCTTTCACGGAAACGGCGATACCCGTCCTTTTTACGAACCCAGCCAAATGTGCAACCAATACCAAACTTTTGCCAAGGCTCAAGCGTGATACTTAGGCGCTTCATTGCCCACTCACCCTTTGTATGGGGCAGCAACTCAATAAAAGCGATCTTCTTTTCTGCTAGTTTTGGCTCAAATTTGTAAGGAAAATCTTTATTTTTTGATTTAATCAGGTCATCTAAGTGGCGTTTACAAGCAAGTTTTACCCACTTACATGCAGGTATTTTTCCTGAAACAACCTGCTTTGCCCATCTATTTGCAATGCCAACGTTTGGGAAAGCTGTCATTTCGGCCTCGCTACATATTCAGCACCTGCGCAAATTTATTGGTTTTAGGTTTATTACCCCCACCACCTAACCGCCCCCGGGAAGATGGATCCAGACCCAGCATTGCTCCAAAAGAAGCCATCTGTTTTGATGCTTCATTCACTGCAGTTAAGGCTGGATTTTTAATCGTACTGCCTTGCGCTGTTTCCAGTGTAGGTCCATTCTCGACTACTTCTTTTTGGGCTACGCGCAAGTTGTGATAAGCCATGCAGAACATTTCCACGTTGTGCATATCTGTAATTTTAAGAACTTTGTTTTTTAACAGCTCTGGAATAACCGAACGCCACATCATGTCAGCGTGCTCCATTGTCGAAAGATATTCCGGCACGTCAATATCGACGACATCTGCGAATTCAGGCACATTGGTATTGATAGGACGTCTACCCGGGTTGCCAGCTGCCCGTTTTGCTTCCTGCGGTTTTGGCTTTCGGCCACGCCCAGGAACAGAAGAAACTCCACCCATTTGTCAACACCCTGAATTTTTAATTTCGCGCACGTAAAAATGAACGGAGGGGGGCGGTCATTTAGGCAAAGGCCCTGAACTCTCGACCCACCCTCCCCCTTCTGTAGCTGTTTTTTCTCTATGACACGGCGCACACAATGACTGTAGATTGTCTGGATCATCTGTACCGCTATGAGCCTTAGCCTTGATGTGATCGACGTCTGTAGCCTCAGCCACACGCCCAGCAACGGCGCATTTCACACAGAGATAGTTATCGCGCTTCAAAATGCTTTCACGCAGTACTCGCCAAGCATGGCCATAGCCGCGCGCCGTAGTTGATCCTGATCGATCTTGGCGTGCTGTCCAGTTGCTGCGCTTATGTGCATGCTTATCACAATAGCCTTGTTCTTTCGGTGACTTGGTTAGGTTTGGACAGCGAAACTCACGGCATGGTCTGCTCATATCCATCAATCCAAATAAGGCGACTTAGGTTTATCTTCATCATCTTCGGTCTGCATCATCGCTATCAGCTCATTGTTCTGATCCACGATACGAGCCATGACTTTATTCTGTTCCGCCAACAGATTGCTTTGAGCGGTCATCGCTTGGCTTTGGTTGTTCATTGCTTGAAGCATCTCGACCAGTAAGGCGTTCGATGCACAGCCGCATTCTTTCTTTTGCTCGTTCACTTTGCTTCCTTATCCATTCACGGTTTCTTTCACACGATGCACATGTCATCTGAATCACCCAAGGTCACATTGATTTCGTTAAGCAGGTATTGATTGACTTGATCTACAGTGGAGACATTCACAAATACCAACTCAACATCTTTGATTGCCAAACCAGTCTCAGCCTCAAACAATCGCTTACGATCAGCTATGTCCTGGTATAGATCCCGCTTAAAGGCATTGAGTCGTTCTTGATCTCTTGTACCCACGGCGCTATCTCCGACTTAAATTGATTTGAATGTTCTTCATGCGAGTACGGATGTTTGCCATTACTTCATCAATAGCCATCATCTGTTTGCTATTCATGAATGCTCGACTTAGGTTCTGGTACTTCACCAGTTCATCATGCAATTCATTTAGATTCTTTTGGGCTTCTTTAACATCCATACGCACCACCAATAAGAAAAGAAAAACCCCGCCAAGTTTGTTATCTCAGCGGGGTCTTATGTGCCGTAATACGTCCGGCTAATGCCACCGAAGTGGCGAGGGTCTTAAACTTCTTTCATGCAATCACGACACACCTTGATTTCTTCATCATCAACCGTGTAATCGATTTCAACCGCACTGTGGAAGCCGAATAAGCATTTTAAAAATTGGAGCATGTGGATCTCCGGGTAGCAAAAATCAACTGTAGCTATCAATGAATCTTAAAAATACAATTTATAAAGGCTTTGTTAATTCTAAAAACTTTTTTCGAGGCCTCACGTAAATAATTTCTTTAGAATCCTGCGGGTCTCCGAAATTAAAAGAGTTAATGTCAGGTTTCAATCTATAATAATTTTGAAGTAGATCTAACTCTTTATCTTGCCCGGACTTTTCGCTATATCTATGGGTTTCTAAAAATTTAGCGACTTTTTCAGATACAAATGCGAATTGGTGTAAATTATTCTTCAAGTTTGTTGCATCTTCATAAACATTAATGTCCGGCTGCTTTTTTGACACTAAGTAATAAAATAGAACAGCCTCATTATATAATTCTATTTCCAATCCCTGTATGAGCTTTATTTCCCCCTCCATCTTTTCAATTAAAAGAGAAATTGCTTGAGACTTCGAAACTGGCCTTAAGGCTTGAGGTTGAAGCACTGCATTCAAATCAGTGAAATAACGATATAAGTTCTGAATGCATTTCTCATACATTGTATAAATGAAGAATATTTTTTCAGCTTTCTCATTCAGGCTTTTCTCATATACTTCTTGTTTTGCTGAATCCTTTTTTACACCCTCTTGCCACTCCCAAATAAATATACCGACTAAAATAGTTATGGGTACCATGAGTGGCTGAACTAAGAATGAATATTCATTACCGGTAATTACTGCAATTAAAATCACATAGATTACATACAACAAAATAAAGAGCTTAGGATTATTCTTCAAAATCGTTTTCATTATCAAAAAATCAAATTACTAGAATATATCAAATATACCCTAAATTTCAGCTATTAAAGATCACCACGGTAGATCTATGCCGTGGTCCATAGCTACTCCCTACTTTGATCGCCAGTGAATAGGCACACTACTAATCAATTTTCGGTTTCATCTTCATTTTTTTGGCGGGGCATCACTCCCAATTCTGATTTTACTTTCCTGCATATCCTATTCATGCTCGATGAACTGCATGGGTTGTACCCTCTTTCGCGGGGTCTAAGCGCAGTCAATCACAATTGATTAACCCAAACCACAACCATCTTTCATGATGCTCTCCTATTTAGGTTTGTAGAAATTTAGGCAACAAAAAAAGCCCACAAATGTGAGCTTAATTTAGTCATGGTCAGAAACTGCGTAATACGACCAGTATAGTAAAACTATACCTTGGTTTCCGAAATAATGGAATCCCTATGCTCGCATTTCTTTGTAAGTATTTTTCTTATACTTCTGAATAGCTTGAGATGCCTCATCAATCGCAGACTCAAGTGCTAAACTCATTAGGTTTTCGTATGGCTTCCACGTCTTGCGGTAAATCTCAACCTGCATCTGCATCGAATTAATCCCCGCATAATACAATCGCCCTTGCGCTGTAAAATTCCCCTCCAGCTCAGGATTTAATGAGAAATCAATTACCATACGTGCAATCAAGTATGCCAAGTGATTCATGGTGATATGCTCAGGCTCGCGCTTTTTATCATCCTTAGCGTTGACCAGCATGATTTTAACCAAGTGATTGCGCACATATTCATAATCACTTTCGCACTTCCCATCAAAGACAATAAGTGCTGTAACCGACTTCGCCAGTTGCGTATCCATTGTAGCAATGGCACCTAAACGATCTTCATAATTCAAAGGCTTTTCCCCAGTGCCATGAGCTTGTGGCTCAAAGTTTGGCGACTTAGCTGTAATACCATGTGTCAACCATTCAAATTGTTCAAATTTATCTGTTACTGCATTCATCCCAATCCCCTTAAACCTTTAACTTTTCAACTTGAATAATCAACTTCCCGCCTTTTTCCGACGGCAATCGCCTCACAATCAATTCATCCACCTGGGAATCATCCAGAATCAACCCACCTTTTGACAAAGCGTCAAAGCATGGTTTTACGATGTTGTCGATGTCACGTATTTTCGCGTCAGGTGGCGCGTATTCGATCTTTACGCGAACTCTGCCCTGATACCCCGCTGGCTCAATAAAACGCTTCATAACGTCAATAAAGTGGATTGCACGCTTACTTAATCGATTGGTCTTGTTCGCCCCACGTATCCAGTAGTGATTCACCGAAGGAGGTGTGATTAAAACTTCACACCAGAGCAATTCATCATTCATGACACCAAATCCTTTCCCTTCGACCAGATGAGCCGGAACCTTTGGCACAGGATCTGGATTAGATTTCTTTTTCCCTGACTTGGCTGTTACACCAAATCGAGGACCAATACCGGCTTTTCGTGCCTGTGCTGCGGTGATACGGAAATTAGTCATTGGCACCCCGCTATCGCTTGATTGATTGAGTCGCCAAATTTCAACGAAACAAACACAACTATCAAAAACAGGAAAAAACCTAAATCACTCATGCTCAATCACCTTCGTATTCGGGCTTATATGGTTCTTGATGTCCGTGCAAGTATCAGTTCGGTCGTGGTCGGCGATGGCTGCAATTAGATCTTTTAGAGGCTTACATCTAAGCAGATTGTTTTCGTCAGTAAATGGCGCTGTAAAACGACACCATTTTTCACCATCCCACCACTCAGCAAATTTTTCTCCCACTCTTACATATCTGGTTGTGCAGCTTAGCTTTCTATATTCTGTCGCACCCTCAGGCGCCCCATCCACAATTTCCCGCATTTGTTTGATTGTTAGATTCACGCCACTCTCTCCCGTTGTTCAATCGCTTCCATTGCTAACTTAATTTGCTCATAACGCTCTTTTGAGCATGGTCTATTTTGTTGGGTTATTTGCGATATGAATGAAT